ATAATATGACTAGATTTAAGTGTTAAGGTCATCAATAGATTTAAATTCTAAATTTTTATCAAAAAATTATTTTTTCTTTTTAATGTCTATCCCCATGCAACTTTGTACTTCCCAGGATGTCTGGAACCACTTCACTCCTCTTAACGTTGCGATGTCTGTCCGCAACTGCTATGCTCATGTGTGCTCCATTTTAAAAATAGCCACTTCCACCAACTATTTCCCCGGCTTTTTAGAATTAGTTCAAACAGAGCCCGTGTTCCGGAACTTCATTTTAAGGGAAATCTTTCTACACCCGGACACTACTATGTCCTCTGATGAATATTGGCTCATGTACTCTTTCCAATTAAATTGTGAATTTCTCTTCCGTTTTGTTGGAATGCCTGAATGGGTGGACGACTACGTCCTCGATTTAAATTAAAAAAAAAAATTCTTTTTTTGTTTTTTAAACAATAAAATTTTTATTCTTCCAATTCTTGTTCTTCATCAAAATATCTTTTTTTGTTTTTTCTTAATTCATCCACCGAGAGCAACTGTCCCCCTTCTTCACTAGAAAAAGGATGCTCTCTTCTTTTTCGAGATTCTTGTGGAGTTACTTGAAATCCCGACCCAGATGACAATAATGGTAACAGTTGCTTTCCTAACATCATCCCGGTAGTAACATAAGGCTCCGCCTTTTCCAGAAAACTAGCAATATTACCAAACAAATTACCTCCGTAAATATTTTTAATTTGTTTGTAGTCTTTCAATGGCCAACTTGAAGAACCTCGAACTTCATCAGCAGTCACTACTCCAATACTTCTTTCTGCCATATTTCTTCCAATAGAAAACACTCCTTCAAATATTGGAACAATATACAAAGTGTAAGTTACTCCTGCCACATCTGGATTAACATTGAAAAAAGTTAATGTCACTTGCAATTGAAATGTTCCATTCATTCCTGGAGCTTGATCATCCTTCAAAACAATATCGTTCCCAAATTCCAAACATAACATAGAACCAGCAGTAGCAACAGTACCAAATCGACTGTCTCCAGCCATACCCAACCAATCTTCCCAAGACCCATTAAACCCATTATTAATAGAAATATCATACAAATCTCTTTGTGAAGCTGAAGAAAACTGTCCTGATAAATTATCCCAATTCAAAACACATTGTCGAATTACTGCTGTCGTATCAGTAGTCATCATAGTTCTTTCACTATTTTTTCTTCGCGCATACAAATAAATTCGTTTAGGAATAGAATTGAATTGAATATTTTGGGAAGAAATAGTAAATTCCGTATTAGGTGCTTGTACTACATTATTATCCGTAGGGTATCGATTGATGTCAAAATAATCATACACATTGATAGGAGGAGGCATACTTTCTGGAAAAGGAGTGTAATATGAAAAATACAAAGTCGGTAAACTTTCTTGCACATTTCCCGTCACAGTTCCTCCAATCTTAACTGAAGTACTCGTCACTACATGGTCTGGAGCTGTATTAATATGAGACCAAAGTCGTTCCAACTTGCTATCCAAATTAAACGTAAAATTCCATGTCTGCAATCCAAAGAATCCTGGTTTTCGATCACAACCAAAATAAAAAGGAGACATAAAAATAGGTTCTTGCACATAAGCACTAACAATAGCTTCATCCGAATCATTTTTAATTATATTCACAAAAAAGCATCCTCTTTTTACTTCTGTTAAAGACGAATCATTATATCCTGACAAAGCATTTCTCGAAGTTCCTACTCCATCTTCATATCGTTGGAAACAATCTGGATAGGTCACTGTCTTTGACCATTCTGATGTTTCAAAAGTTTTTCGCTCTTGATAACGAAATAATTCAGGATATAAATCATTGTAATTTAACGACACTGTATTATTATTAAAGGTCACAGCTACTGTTTGAAATATTTGAGACAAAGGAAAAGCTCGCAAAGAATCATGTGTTCCATATCTCAATAAAGGTGTACCTCCAGGAGGATTTGCACTTTTAAAAGTAATTTCAAAAGGTACTCCAATTTGTACAATTCTATCAATAATAATGTCAGGCGACGGAGGTGGTGCTGAAAATTGAATGGTACTATTCGAAAATGAAATCGAAGGAATCGGCAAATGTGTTGTTTGCCTTGCACCTTTGGTAATAAAATATTCCTTCGTCTGTTTTAGTGCAACGATAGGATCTTGCACAATATATGGTACAATTTGTGACATTTTTTGATTTTAATATTTAATTTTATTTACAATTTATTCTTCTCCGTAACTGTTATTTTTATTTTTTTTACGAAACACTAATTTGAAGGAAACACTTCGCCCCGGTGGAATCATAATAGGTTTAAACTGCATATCTTTAGTTTGATAGTAAATAGCTCCATCCAATTTCACTAAAGGTCCAGTACCAATCATATCAATCCATCTCCATGGTCCTTGTGGATAATATTGATAGATGTCTTTCACTTTAAATTCTTCATCTACAATCGGTTCAAAATCCGTTAATATTGGTATCATTTCATCCACTCCTGTAAATCCCAATTGGTATTCATTTCGAATCATCATACTGCCTGAAATAAAAGTTATTCGTTGCAAATCCGGCCATAAATACAAATTACTACTTTCTTGATAAGTAATAACTCGATTATTGACAGGTTCATTGACATCCACGGAGCGATTCATCCATATATTAAAATCTCTAAAGTCGACTTCGTTAAATCCATTAAATTCTCCAGCAAATCCATCAAACAATAAATACAAATCATAATTAATCCATAATTTTCTTCCTGTTAAATCAGCTGGATACATGGTATTTTCTCGTATATTAAATGCAAAAATTCTTTTCGCAGGACAAAAAAACAACACAGGTGTATGAGCTACATCTCCACCAGAAGCCACCCACGAAGCAGCCAAAGCTAAATTAAACATTCGTACCATCGTTTCATAATAATTAATTTCATTTTTAACATTTAAAACAGAATCATTAATATATTCCAATTTGGTAGAAAATTTCAATCCTGTATTGTCTTCAATAGTAACCCAATAAGGTATACCTTCCTTTAAATTTAACAAGGGAATCAACGTTCCAGGAATATAAAATCGAATAATTGACATTTCATATTTTGACATATCATTGACTATTGCCACATTTCGATTCTGTTCAAAACGAGCCAAAATAGGCTCCTTCGTTAAATTGGGAATGGTAACGTTTAAATAAATATTATCCATTTATTATGATTTCCATATTTTTAATAATGCTAAACAAATTACATTTTTATCAATATAATTAAAAGTTTCAAAAAATTTCACAAAATCATCAATAGTGAAAAATCCCAATAAATAGCGTAAAATACACCACTGCCCACAAGTTCCCAAAGGAATTTCTACCGTTTGAAAAGGAAATTTATTAAAATGTATGTCTACGCCTTCTTGAGAAAGTTTATATAACATATCGGTCAAATATCCTTTATCCCAAAAATCATCGTTGATGTATTTACTTTGTTCGTCAGGCATCATTCCGTAAGAACAAAAAAATTCAATAGAACAATCCGGTCGTTGAAATAATAAAGTCCAATGTCCTGAAGTAGTTGCCCATCGATAAAAAATAATAACTCGTTTATTAATTCCAATCAAATGATATATCGATTTATACTTTTTAATATCATCATACATAATAATATTAATTCCAGGTAATAATTCTTCTAAATCTTTTGCTGTTGTAGGTTTTTTAATTTCGTGTAACAATTCTTCTTCATTGATAGCCATAATTAAACATAAATCCTCCTGAAGTATAAAAAGCAAATTGTGGATTTCTAGTATGAAGACATACCCAACGACTAGGTGCATGTAAAATTCGTTTCATAATTTCAGATTTTTCTTTAATTCCTAAGTAAGATCGAAAAAAATAATCTAACCCTCGAGTCAACCCTGATTTTGGGTAAATAACCACCCATTCGGACTCATTTAAAATCAATCGTGTTCGTAAATAATCAGTCACTGTTTGGGAAGTAATAACCACTGTTACATTTTTTTTTCGTCCACATCCTAATAAAGCATCGTGTAAAGTAAGCAAATTTTTTCGTAACTCTTTATGTTCAATGTATTGAATATCATCAAACAATACAGCACAATCTTCAAAATCGTCAGGAGCTAAAGGTTGTTCTAATAATTTATATTTTTCTTTTCCTTTTTCATTTGTTATTGTTTCGCGAAGATTAATTAAATGAGGAGAAAAATTGGAACATTCTTTAATGGTAGGATCATCCACAGCATTTGTAAAAATATATATAGGTCTATCAGGAAAAGCTTCTTTATATCTTCGTAAAAATTGACAAGCAAAATATGTTTTTCCTGTTCCTGAAGGTCCAGTAATGTATACAGTAGTTCTTTTATCTACCGAAATATAATTAGGTATTAAATCTAAACTTTCTCCTGTGACAAAATCCAATTCTTTTCCTTTTCGTTGAGCAATGATATCATAAGCAATCGTATCATACGTTGGATTTTTTTTAAATTGTGTTAGAAAATTATTATATTTACGTTTGGTTTTTGTATTATTTTTAAAAAAGTCGTTTTTTCGTAAAACTTGTATGGGGTCCATTTCTATGATTTCATCTGTACTATCTTCCTCATCATAATACAAAATTTTATCATCATATTGACCTCCATTTATAATACTAAAAGGTGTTCCATGTTTAAAAGAAAACATTGTTTTGAAATTTTTGAAAATTTTACAAAAAATAATTTTATTCATCCCTAATTTTAACTTAATAATCTTGTAATCGTCTATTAATAGAGAGCACTTGCCCTCCACTTAATCCATACCCGCCAAATCCATACCCGCCAAATCCAAATCCATACAAAGTTGGATTTCTCATAACTAGAGTAGCAACTTGTAACATTTCTTTATCGTATTGTTTTTGTGGTGCAGGTTTTCCGCCTTTTTTGAGTTCAGCCACGAAAAATGCTATTGTTTCTTTTGCCCTCTTGTCGAATTTACCCTGTGGCCTTACCTCAAGAAATAATTCTTCTAGTGGTGATGCTTCCTCCATTGGTTCTACTGATTCTTTAGTCAATCCTGAAAGTGGAGGAATTGATATAGGACCTATAGGAGGGGTTCCACCAGGAATTGATATAGGAGGGGATCCCATATATTCACTACCAAATTTTCTCTTTCCACCCCATTGGAATTTTGGTGCTTTTGTTGCTACAAAATAAGAAGGCCAGTTGAGTTTTGCTCCATATCGAGGTGAATGTAGAAAGGATTCAGGATTTTGCATTTTGTCTTGTTGATATTTAGCAGCTATAGTCCTCATAATTATTCCCATTTTTGCTTTTTGAGGTTTATCCGCCCACTGATTTGTAGTAGCAGCTTCCGCTGCTTTAAAGTTGTGTCGAACATAGCGTTGATAAGGATTTAAAAGATTATCAGGCATAGTAAATTTTTGATAACTTCCATCTTTAGTAGGAAAACTATATCCCGTTCCATAAAATTCATTTAATCCATAACCTCGCACTCCTCTTCGAAGAATTTCTTCAATATCATAATGTCTTCCAACAGAACCAGGATATTTGGCGAGATAATTAACTCGTTTTTCATATCTTTTAGGAATACGATATTCTCGCCCTGTTTGCATTCCTTGAATTCTTCTTCGTACATATTTAGCCACAGTAGGTGCAGAATATTGAAGATTGATAGCTTTGATAGCGTCGACAATTGCGTCTTTACTAATGTTTTTTATATTTACTCCTCGTCGTTTAAGATTGTCTAAATGACCTCGTAATGTTTTTGAGATATACATTTGTCTAGGGTTTCCCATTGCCACAGCAGACGCCTCTGAGGCGCTGAGGTTTTTAAAACTACCACCATACATTTGTTGTTCACAATATTTTTGTTTGATTCGTTCTAAAATTAATATGATTTTTTTTTCTAACGACATTTTAATAAAATTTCAGAAACTATCAGGTTTTACTGTTCCTTATATATAGGCTTCTATTTTAGTTAGTTTTTAAAAAAAATTGAAAATGAGTATTTCGAATTTTTTACAACAAGGCACTACTCCAAACGATTGGAAAAATGTTTGGTTTAATAATGTCAACATAGCAGGAACTCTTACCGCTCAAGATCCTACCGAGCAAGCCTTTCTTCTCAATTGGCACTATCCTACTAATCCTGATGGTCCAGACAACGCTTTCACTACCACTGCTTTCTTACAAAAAGATTACAACGGTGTTGTTTCGTTAACTCTTCAAGGAATAGCAGTAGGATTTCCTAATCCTGGTCCTGCCGATGGTCGACCTGAAACAATGAATGCTCTACCTTTAGAATATCGACCTATTTCAGATGGAGTAGGCGAGTATCGTTGGATTTTAAATGCTTTTGTTGATGCTGATTCTAGAATCTGGCCCCTTTATATTCTTGCGGATGGACGATTGCGATGGGGTGGTGAATTTCGTACTAATATTGTTACTGGAGTTATCAATTCAGACGCTGTGGAACTTGGTCCAAATGAAGCATTAAGTTGGCCTTATCTTACTATTAAATATCCAACAAAAATTATTTTATAAATAAAAATTTATTATAAATATCCTTTGGGATAAGAAGACATGTATTCATCGTTTATAAAATCTCTTCCTTCCCAAGATTGAGTTGAAAGAGAGCGTTTTAATGGTATAGTATGGATGTCGAATGGAGTGGTATTGTTTTTGATTCCATTTTTACTAAAAGATTCAAAGTGTACTTCTGGAGTGGGTTCATTTCGAATCATTTGTTCAAACATTTTTTCTTTGATAAGTCCTTTGGGAATTCCTTTGCTTTTTATAGTCACAAACGTATGATTATCATTTCCTAAGTAAGAGAAAGAGTTAGTAAATTTTTTATTTTAGTTCTCGAATCAAATAGTTTGGGTTGTGAATATTGTGGTCTTCTGGCAATGTAATCTCGTTTTGGGTGATTCTACTGGTACCAAATCAAGGAAAATAAACCCCCTTTCTTTCTTCACCAATCCGCTTTTTTTGGTTCATTCGTTTATAATTTCATTAGAAAGACAGACAATCCTCTTTCTCTAAGTAAAGAAGAATTTTTCGGGAGTTTATACATTTTTTTCTCCTCCAGAGAAGTATTTATTTAAGATTAGGAGGAATAAATTTGGTGTTTGGTTCTCCATTGTTTAGCTTAGGTTTTCCATTTGCATTTAAGCAGAAGAAGGAGATAAAGAACTTGAGAAAGAGATAAAGAACTTGAAGATGACGAAAAAAAATGAAGATATTGATGATGAACATCATTATCTCGAATCGATCGTTGGAACAAATGGAACAACTCACATCCCAAACTATTTGATTCGAGAAATAAAAAAAATCTCTTACCTAAATATTCCACCATATAACATTTGGGATTGACAAAATAAGCTTTGATAATTTTCGATTTAAACTTCTTTTCATCGTTTTTAATAAACCCAATTCTACTTCCATCTTCTGAAATATATTTCATTAAATCCCAATATTTATTTTCATCCATTTGTAAATAAAAAGAATCGGTATCGGTATAAAAAGGCATGTTTTTAAAAGAAGCTTCTGGAGAAGTCAATCGATGGGGATCTGTGATATCAAAATAATTGTTCATAATTTTCCTCGAATAAGATAAAATAAAAGCGCCTAAAGCAGTAGGTTTGTTGATACTCGTTTCAAAGTCTACTTTATGTCCTTTGAAAATAGCTGCATGTTTATTACTTTGATTTTCTTCCCAACTATAAGGAACAATGTCAGTAATGATTTTATTTTTGGTGAAATGTTGATAATCAGCAAAATTGGTAACCAAAGCAGCTTCTTCCGTAATAATTTTTTGAAGCATTTTTCCATAAAGAGAGTTAGCCAATAATTTAGCAATATTTCGTAAAGTATTATTTTTTTCCAATTCGGCATTTTTTTTTATATTAAAAAGGATGTTCATATAATTATAAAACAATTTGGATTTTTGTGACCAATAAATTCCCTCTAGAAAAGTAATTTTATAATCATATTTAAGAGCTTCTTCTACATCAACAGAAGTGTACCATCCCATTCCATCCTCTAAAGTCCAAGAAAGTCCTTTGGAAGTAGATTTTCCAAACGTAGTCCATTTCACTTCTTTGGAAGGTAAGATGGGAGTAAGTAATTTTTTGTTGGGAGAATAGCGAATGTAATAAATAGCCATCGTATATTTTCTCATATTAACTAAAGATTCGTTCAATCGAAGGATTTCTTCTTCACTTAATTCAAAACAACTACCAAAAGGATATTCATTTTCCATCATAGCAGCAGCATATAAAGAAACAACATCCCATGCAATTAAATAATCGTTTTGTAATTCATTGTAAGTCATTTTTCCTTCTTTAATAGCTTCGTAATGTTTGGAAATAAATCTTTTTCTCCAAGGATAACATCGTCCTCCATAAGTAGCGGAAACAATTTTCACATATTGATCAGCACTAGGTAAAACCAAAGGAATATTATTATATAAAGTGGGACGAGGACTAGGAAAGAACCATTCATTGGAAGTTTTAAATTGACGATTTAAGGTGATAAAAGACAACCAAAGTTCATACGTTAAATGAGAAAGAGTAATAAATTTGGTCATATCGATGTGGAAATGAATATAAAATTGAGAAATCAAGGAATTAAATAATTCATAAGTACATTCCACATCTTGCTGTAGATATTTGATGTTTTCATCTTTCAAATTCCAATTTTTTTCATTCGCGTCGTAAGTGATAGGCAATTCTTCCCAATAATCTGCTGAAGGAATATCACCAATATAATAAATATCTTTATTTTTATTTAAAAAGCGATAAGGAAAAGCTCCTTTGCGAATAGTTATTCCAAAATCGATACAATTGCTTTTCAAAGAACCATCCATAATAAATCGATAGATATCTAAGAATTGATATTTAGTTCCTTGATTAGTATTCCAAACCATGTTAATGATGTTTCCTCCTCCATGCATAATGAATTGAAGATTGGTGTAACTCATTTCTATTAATTTCTTGATAATAAAATGATTGTCATAGCCAGAATTGTTGTAACCTAAGACAACACATTTTTCTAGTTGAAGTTTTTCCAATTCTCGAAGAAATAATTCAACGCAATTATAACCATAGGTACAGTGGAAAACTCCTTGATATTTCCATCCACAACTATAAGGAACATGTTTGTATTTTGTTTCTGGTTCATCTTCCGTATAACAATCATTGAGGTGAGTTTCAAGGTCATAAATAATAAAATTGTTTACGTCGGGTGCATGACGAATATATTGAATGTTGGCTACACAATGTTGTTTCCCTAGTTTAGTTTTTGAATGTTGATAGGTTTTCCAATTACAACTAGTAATAACACATTTATGTTTGCTTATATTGTTTGGGTTGATAGGAGTACCACAATTTTGACAAGGAATTTTATTGCAACGATGTTGTAAACTTTTGTGATAATTAAAACAATTTTTACAAAGAAATCCTTTAGGAGTCCACTTTTTCACAGCTTTACCAATAAATAAAAAGTAATGTCCTTCATCGTACACCATTTCTCCCCACATAGGTGTATCTTCTAAACGAGTTGTTATCATGTTGTATAAAATACCATTTTCCAAGAATCCATGGACTGTTAGATTAATTTTTAATTGGGAGCATAATTCTTCAATTTTTTCAACGGGAACACCTTCTTGTTCATAATTAATTTTTTTCATAAGACGAGCTGCAGTTGAACCTTTTTGATATCTTTTCATGATAAGATTGACAACTTGAAAAAAACAGGAACCATTTTTTCCTTTAACCGTATGTAAAAGATAACCGTGTTTAAAAATAACTTTTCCTCGAGTCATTTCACAATATCCAGTATAATTCCATTCATCTGGTGCATGTTCAATAGGAAATCCATAGTCTTTTCGTTGAGGAAAATGATGTTTATTAGCTTTACGATTTCGGTCTGTGAAATAAATATAAACAGCACGAATATTACCCAAAGCATGATTATATTCGGTGGGTTGAGTTTCTAGTTGATAAGTTATCCAATTACAAATAATATTAGCAAAAAGTTGTTCGTTTCCTAATAAAAAAGGATGTGCGTGACCTTTTTCTAATTTTAATATAGTAGGATTTCCATCGCGAAGAATAGTTTCTCCTTGATAATTTCCTTCGTCAAAAAAAATTTCAGGAACAGCAAAGGTGTTATGTTGTAAATGTACCATAACTTCAGTTTCGCTTGAAACTGGACAAGTATGATTGATACGAAGAACCATTCCTTGACGAGAACAAGGTAATATAATATGATTGGCTCTAGCTCTTCGAAACATGTCTACTAATAAAGAAGCAAAAATTACAGAATCGTAAAACCAATAGGTGCCAGGAGTACTGAAGGTGGTTCCCATAAAAGCAAATCCATTTTCTGCATAGCGACATTCAAAATTACGTCCTGTTGGATCATCTTTTACATGATTTAAATATTTATTAAGTTCTTCTGTGGGTCTAGAAATTATATTAGAATAATCGTTCATAAATTCAAAAGCATTTCGATAAAAAGAAGGTTGATCCGGTAAAGTTCGTTCTAAGTTGGTATAGAGATAGGGAGCTATTGGTTCATTCCAATCAAAACTATCTTCTGTGGTAGTTGGTCCTTCTTCTGCAGTAGGAATATCATATTGTTCCCAAAATGCTTCTTCTTCTTCTTCTTCTTGTTGTAGTTGTTCTTTAGTTTTTGGAGGAGGAAAAGGAATATCATAACCTTCTACTTCTTCTTCTTGTTGTTTTCTTTCTTCTTCTTCTTCTCTTTCTTGTTTTCCTTCTTTTTCTTCTTCTTCTTCTGGTATTTCAAATTGTTTTTGTTCTCTAGCTATATCTGCTAATAACTGTTCTTGTATAGCTAGTTCCTCATCGGTAAGAAAAGAAGGGGGTAAACCTAGTAAATCTTGTTTTAGAAATTCTTCTACTTTTTCTTCTTGTTGTAAAGTTTTTTCTTCTTCTTCAGGAAGTAAATAGGTCCATTCTGTTTCATCTGGGGAAGGCATTTTAATAATTAAATCTTCTACAGGTTCAATGATTGTGGGTTGTTGTTCAAAAGTAACTGTTTTCGCTTTTTTAAAAGGATGAAGAGGAACATCACTGGGAACGAAAGGTTTTGTCCTCCTAAAGGTTTTTTGTTCACGAACTGCCTTTTCAATTCGTTTTAATTCAAGTTCTTCTTTCCTTCTTCTTGCTTTTTCTCTTTTAGAAATTTCTCGGCGAATAGTTTCTTCTAATTTAGCGGCTCTTAGAGCTGCTTCTTCTTCTGCCGATTCTTGCCTAGATCTTTTTGGAGGCATTATAAGTTAAAAGAAGGATGAAAAAAAAAATATGAATAAATTTTTGAAATTAATTTCTGGGATTTAACAAAAAATTGTGATTTTTTTTTTTTGGAGTTCCTATATACAAAAAAATGTTTTTAATTTATTCCTTTGCATCTTCATCAAATTTAGCTTCATTTTTATTTTGAAGAAAATCTTCATTTTCTTTTTTTAATTGAGCAATAACTTTGTGGGTTAATTGTTCATCTTTAGTCAAAGCTTGTTTTTTAATAGGAGGTATAGCTTCAAACTCTTGAGTAGGAGACAAATCCTCTTCGTAATCAAAATTTTCAATGTCTTCCACGTCTTCATCCTCCATCTCATGTTCAATTTCAGCCTCCAAATCAAGGTATTCTGAAATAAGTTTTCCAAGTTTTTGAGTTCTTTCGGTTGATTTATGGATTCTGTCTCGTAAACTGGATGGGGGATATTTGATAGTTGAGT